TGCGGGAGAATAAAAAGCACAAGATCTATTAGCTCCCATAATTGGTTCACCAGGAGTATTATTTGCATAATTAACTGTTGTTCCTGTTAAAGGCGCCCAACTTGATGGAAAATAATGTGGTCTGAATGTTATAATACCCATGGTTGATGAAAATCCTTGCCATGCGCCAGTTCCATCAGGACTATAATTTAATTGAGAATAGATTCTGAATATGGCAGTATCATCAATAGCCCATGTTCCATTAAAATTTAATCTAGGACCACTTGAATATGAAGTTGAACCAGTTTGTTGATCAGTAAAATTCCAAAAAGTAGGCTGGAATTGAGTTGTTGGAGATATTCCAGCGATAGCAGATTGCACCCATGCTGTTGTTGGAATTTTATTAGAACTATCATTTGCGGCAGGAATAGTTTGCGATGATGTTGGCGGAGTAGTAGATGTAAAAGTTGCGGCACCAAGAATCGAAGTGCCTGATGTTGTGCATTGAACCGCATTTATGGGAGTTTCATCAGCTCCACCAGCGCCGATAGTTGCACTAGTGCCTGTAATGCGAACACCATTCGTTGTTGCACCGCCAGTAGTAAGAACAAAACCACCACTACCAGCACTATTTGAATCAATCACATTATCATTAACTTGTGTTAAAGGACCGAATGTGTTATCGACAGTATTTGCAACAATACGCAAAGCATTCACACCATTTACAAGTGAGAACAGAGGTGTTGATGTTGTTCCACCAGTATTTTGAACAAAATTTACAGGAGCATTTAATACATTATCAGTACTTGACAAAAGGGAAGAAGCAGGTGTTTGTTTAATAACAGCATTAAAAGTCGCTAAACCATTTACATTAATCGCTTGTAAGTTTTCAGTTCCTTGTGCATTAGGAAATCTTAAATATCTTTTGTCAGCTTGATTTTGAGTTAATGTTTGTTCACCGGAAGTGAAATTAATCGTATCAAAAATAGCCACATTTTCAACAGGAGGAGCATATGATGACATAATATATAATAGTATAATAATTTATTTTTGTTATTTTATCAATAATATAATGTTTGCTTAATTATATAATGCCTCCGAAGAAGAATAAGAAGGATGAAAAAAGTCCTCAAAGTAGTCAGGTAATTAATTTTTATGAAGTTATGCCGAAAGAGTTTTTACATGAAACAGAGAACCCCAATTTTCATTTACATAATTTAAAGTTGCCATTTAGAATGGCAATTGTTTCGCCATCAGGCAGCGGAAAGACGAACTGGTTAATCAATTTAATACATTTATTTAGTCAAGGAAAAGGAACTTTTGCAGATATAACCATAGTCACCAGAAATAAAGCAGAACCTTTATATGAATGGTTAAGCTCAAAATCAGACCAGATACAAGTTAAAGAGGGAATGGAAAACTTACCTCAATTAGATAAATTCGACAAGGATTGGAATCATTTAGTTGTGTTGGATGATTTAGTATTAGCGAAGGACCAATCGAGAATTGAGAATTACTATATCAGAGCAAGAAAGCTGAATGTATCTGTGATTTATATAAGTCAATCTTATTTTAGAATTCCAAAGATTATTAGACAGAACTTATCTTATTTAGTTCTTCTAAAACTATCGGGAGAGAGAGAATTAAAATTAATATTAAGTGAAGGAGGTTTAGGATTAGATAGAGACCAGCTTTTAGCATTATATAATTATGCAACAGCAGAAAAGTTTAGCGTATTATTAATTGATTATGAAGCGCCAATTGAGAAGCGTTATCGTAAGAATTTTTTAGAATTTTTAGCAGTTAGACAACCGCAAGTTATGTATGACCCTCATGTCGCTCCTGATGACAAGAAAGATAAATAAATTCAATAACTTAAATATCTTAACGAACAAAAGAGACGAACAAGGTGTCATTCTATACCTCCCTTTTTCAAAAGTGAAATGGTTGTCTGATTAGTTGTTGGAAAGTTAAAAAGTTGGTTTATAGTTAGTCCTATAAAAAAGAATTATTATTTTATTAAGAATTGTTCGTATAATAAAATAAGCATTTAATATATAATGAATAAATGGACACAACATGTCAAAGATTGGGCAGCCAAACATAAGATGAAATATTCAGAAGCATTAAAAGATGCAAAATGTAAAGCAGCTTATAATTCTGCAAAAGGAATTAAAAAAATAAAAGGTGGTCGTGTACCCGGAGAATCTAATAATGATAATACAGCACAACCTGAAACTCCTGAAACTCCTATAACTCTTGAAGATGCTTTGGATAATCATAGAAATACTATATTTCCGAGAATGGTAGAACAATTTAATGAAGTTCTTGATGATATATATGATGAAGATGCGAGAGGATTATTATCAGATGCTGAATGGGATAGAATAAATATTCTCTCTAATCAAATGAATAATTTATTTAGACAAATGTCGATAGAAAATGATCCAGATAGATATAATAATTTAATTAGAGAAGTAAATAATGTAGGTAGACAATTAGTTAGACGAAATTTAATTACTCAAAATCAAGATACGAATGAAATAGGACAAGGAATGACGGGCGGTGCCATGTCTGATTATGTTTCGGCTGTCGTCAAGGGACGCAAAGATTATCCTCCAAAAATGCGAGAAATATTGAAGAAATACGGAGACAAAACTGTGCTACGAATGTTTGCATGTAGAAAGCCAATTTCAGCGTTAACCACTTCTGCATTAAATGCGGTGTCATTAGGCGAATTTAATAAACGATGGGAAAATCAACCTTACGATAAATTGTTTCATTTAGATTTACGGGTCGAAGTAATTGATGATCCTAAAACCAGAAAAATAGGTTCAGTATTATTAGAAAAGAATGAAGTCTTAAATGCTGTTGTAAATCCGAAGAAAGCAAAAGAAACTGAATGTCAACTTATTTTAAATATTCCAAGACCTCTTACCATCAATAAAATGTTGGAAGGTGCTAAACAAGTTTTAGGAGATAAGTTTTTTACATATTCAGCTTATAATAATAATTGCCAAGATTTCATTATGGCTTTGTTAAAAGGTGTCGGTGCAGGAACCCAAGAGAATTATGATTTTATTAAACAAGATACAAAAGAATTATTTAAAGGATTGCCCGGTACAAGAAAACTAGCAAACACAGTTACTGATTTTGCTGCAACAATTAGCACAGCAATTCAAGGTGCTGGTACTAAACCATGTTGGAAAGGTTATGAACAATATGGAATGAAAATGAAGAAAGGGAGAGAAGTGCCAAATTGTATTCCAGTTGTAAAAGGAAAAGGAGCAGGACCAGCAATAATGTTTGATTTCGAAGATTTTGAAGAACCAATACCTCCTCCTCCTCCTCAACAAGTAATTGAAATTCAAGGTATTAATGAAAGAAGAGAATTGGCAAAACTTGAAAAATTGGAAACTACTTTATTACAAATTATGAACGATCAAATTCAAGAACTTGGAATTGTAAAACCTGACACTTATCAATTATATTTAGAAACAATATTTTTAAGAGATTTAGCAAGACAAGATTTACAAAACGCATTAAATCCAGTTGTTGCTAATGCTAATGTTATTATTGATGGTGTTCCTATGGTAGTACCAGAAGTAGTAAATTTTGATATAGATGATGGTGAAGAAACACTACAAGCACAGCCAACAGGTTCAGGGATACATAAAGGTGAGAATTATTATATTCAGAGGAGAGAAGTGCCAAATTGTATTCCAGTTGTAAAAGGAAAAGGTAATTGGTTTAGAAGTAGAAGAGTAGCACCAAGTATAAGAGACATTAGAGAGGAATATGAACGAGAAATTCCTATGGCTCGTCAGGAATTGGAAATAGTTCAGGAATTGCTTAATAGAATTCAGAATGATCAGAATAGTGTGCTAGCTAATTTAGGACCAGAATTAGTAGAAGAGAGAGATGAATTACGAAGCGATTTATTCGAGATGGAATATTTTATAGCCAGAAATCCAAAAACTGCTCCTATGACACCAGTATCAAGTCGTGAAAATTCTGTGCAATCAAATCCAGAAGATTCAGTTGTTTCTTTTGATTTAAGTCCAGAAAGTTCAATATCATCAGGACCAGTTGCTTTTTATAATGATGGAATGAGAATGTCATCATTTTTAACAGATTCAACAGAACCAAGTGAACCATCAGGAACTGGTATCCATAAAGGTGATAACTATTATATTCAGAGCGTTGTCTTTGATAAATCTAAGTTTGATTCAAAGAAGGCGAGAGAATGGTTGAAAAAGAATAACTATGTTGTCAAGAAACCGGATATAACAGATAACCAGATTAGATTTAGACAAGTCTCTCCAACTTATATAAAACAAAAGGGTTTTGATAAATTTAGAACAAAGAAGATTGGAAGGAATAGTGGGATTTCACTAATCATATCTTATAAATAACTTATTAAGAAGTATTTTATTTCTAGTATATTATATAGAATGCCAAAATTAGAAAAAGGTTCACAAGCTGCAAAAGATTGGGCTAAAAAAATGCGAGATGCGAGAATGTCAAAGAAATCTGTAAAGGGTGGAGTAATTGGAGATGACCCGTTTGGATTAAGTAGAGGAGGTAAGAAACTTTCATTAAACAGAGTTCCAACACCAGTTCCTCCAACACCAGTTCTTCCAACACCAACACCAGAAATTTTATCACCACCGCCTAATACTGATATTATTCCTGTGCAACAATTCGAAACACAACCATCACAAAAAATTAGAAAACCAAAAGCACGAAGAACGCCATTAAATCCAACCATGCCAGATTTAAGTGCTTACGATAAAATGAGTGATGAAGAATTGTTAAAGTTATTAGGAAAAGGACTTAAAGGAGGTTATTTACAACCCGGCGAAAGTCCTCCTGCAGCAGGTCCGATAGATTACAAAGAGGGTTCTTATGTTGTAGAACCTGATGACGCATTAGATGAGGAAATGATAGATGGCGAAGGTATGTGTACATGCTGCAAAATGTGTGGTGGCAAACTATCTATGAAAAAGATAGGCAAAGCATTTAGCAAGTTAGGACAAGCAACTACTAAAATAAATCCAGTATCATTAGCATTAGAGAATAAAAAATCGAGAGATGCTATGGTTAAATCAGGACAGTTTACACAAGATGTAGCTTTGCCGGCAGTCACCACAGCAGGATTACCTTTATATTATGGTGCTGCAGGAACAGCGGGTATGATGTTAGGTGGTCCAGTAGGTTCGATGGCTGCAACAAAAGCTGCTGATGAGTTATATAAAGGAATGGTTGTGAAACCGGGATATGATCCACAGGAAAGACAGAAGAGTAAGACGGTTGGATTAGTTGCAAAGAAATCAGGAGAACTAGGTGCGAAGAGTTTAAAGCAAGGTGCGTCAGGAAAAGGTGTGCGTAAACAGAAGCTTGTTATCATTAATTAGTCGTCAGGAGCTAATATAATGTAATAATTAAGTATTTAAATAGAAAAATGCTTAATAATTGGATAATTTAACTAATAATTAAGCAAAAAATGATATAAAGACTAAATTAAAAATTTTTAATTTAGTCTTTATATCATTTTTTGCTTAATTTTCATATTATTATATGATTTTTAAGTGTATTATTAAGGAATTCCTTAATTTCCAGTTAAAACCCCGCTAATCTGTGCCAATTTTGCCTTCAATTCTCCATTTTCTTTTTCCAGCTTAGCTAATCTTTCACACATCGTCTTATATCTAGTTATAGAACGCTCTTGATTCTTTTTGTACCATTCACTTCCCTTCTCATAATAATTCTTTGCTTGACTTAAATCACGATATGCTTTCCATGTATTTAAAGTTGCACCTAGTTGCTTTGTCCATTCTTCTTCTCTCTTTCGTGCATCTATCTTTTCTACATTTACTAATTCTTCTAACACTTCATGCTGCCAATTATCCCAACCACCATTCTCTTTAATCACCGTATACAACTTGTATTTACTATGTGGATTATTCGGATTATTAATCGTAGTTTTATGTGTCTTTATTCTATCCTTCAATCGTGTAGTAGAACCTACATAAATATCCTTCACAGCTGGATTCTTACAAAATATCTTATATATAGAATAATTTTTTGTCGTCATTATACTTGTTAATAACGACATTCTTTTAAATACTTATTTCAATAAAATATATATTTAAATTACAGAATTATTTTAATACTTCGCAATTATTCTCTCGGCTAATTTACAATAATCATCACTTATATCAATACCAATATATTTTCTGTTATTCTTTTTTGCCATCTTGCAGGTAGTTCCTGAACCTGAAAATGGGTCTAAGATTACATCCTCTTCATTACTCCAAGTCAATATATGATCCTCCGCCAATTTCTCTGGAAATATAGCTGGATGTTCATGGCTTTCTTTATCGCTTGAATTGAAACTATTACCAACATTATAAGTCCATATATTATTTCTTGGAGAGAAATCTGGAATTGGTTTTATTTTTGTTGTTTCTTTAAGTTCACCATTTTTTAATCTATTTGTATGTTTACCCCAGTTTGTTTGTCCTGCACATTTATTTGGTTTATCAGAAATTAAATTAGCTGTTCTAATTTTACCTTTACTAAATACAAACATATATTCGAATATCTGCGTATATCTATTACCTGTCCTTTTCGCTGGAAACGCAGAAGTGTTTTTAGCATATATCATCGTATCATGAAGTTTAAAACCTACTTCTAGAAATTTTAATGCTTGGCGAAATGATGTACCTGTCTCGCTTCCATTTATAGTTGCATCTCCAACTACCCACACTACAACACCACCTATTTTTGTAATCCTAAATAACTCTTCTATTATTAGACTTTCTACTGAGGTTGAAAAATTAAATCCTTTGTAATCTCTGATATCATCATACGGAGGACTTGTAATAGTTAAATCTATACTATTCTCAGGCAATTTTTTTAAGGCTTGTACAGAATCTTCATTTATGATTTTATTTAAAAAAGTTTCTATTGTTGTCATTTATATAATATAATATCATTTTAATTATTTCCAAACGACTCTATCGTAGGATATTACATTTTCTTTATCTAGTTCAAACTCTACAATCACCGACATACCAAACCATTTATATACTTTACAGAAATGTAATCTTGTCAAACCATAATTATGATTATTCATAAATTCAATTCGCTTACAAGTTAAATTGTTTATTCCGATTAAATACGAAATCACCCGTGGCTTCAATTCAACTGATTTCTGCAACACCGCATCAATCATACTGTAAGGCGGATTAGAGCATATAACATCTACATGCTTATCATACGCAAAGAAATCCTTACCTTCCAAAATTTCTGTCCACTCCTTATTCGCCGTTGGAAATTGATTGTAATAATTGCCACTATTTTTAAATGGATCTAACCAGACTTCGCCTTCATTTACGCTGATGTAATCAATCTGCTTCTTCGCCAATTCAAGAGGAGTTATGAACACATCATTCGCCTCCTTTCTTTGCTTAATGTTATGATTAGTTGTTGCCTTCATTTTGTATTGTCCAATTATTATTTTCGAATTAATCTATCTCAATTTTATTTTCGTTTTAAAAAAACGGGGGTTGAGTAGAGTAAGTATTTGATTTATGATTAGGGGGTAGGAATAGATATGTCATTTCTTATGGGAAGCCCGTTTTTATTCCTAGACTTCTTTCCTAGACTTCTTTCCTAGTTCCCATAAGAAATTGGTTAGGTCTCCCATAAACTTTTAGTTGGAATACTTAATCAATCCCCCTACCTGAATCATAAAACAATTCCCTGCCTGCAGAACCTGTGCAACTTCAAACGAACACCTGATTTTTCAAAGATGAATTTTCCAACTATCGATGGACACTTCTGGGTTGTGAGAGATGGTAAGATTGTAGACACCGTCTTTCCTGAATACAAGATGATTTGTCGTATGAGAAATGCTGATTGGAAAAATCGTTCTCATTTGCCAGCATCAGAAATTACTCAAAAGCTTATGATTGGTATGTACAAGAAAGTTCTCACTAATCAGTTTGGTAACATTTCTTTTGAGGAACAATCCGCTGAGATTAAAAAGTTTATGAAATTAGTTCACGGACATAATGATCCTGTCATGAACTTTTGCTTCCAAAATTGTCTTGTCGAAATCCACGAACGAGGTGGAGAACTTGTATTTGGTTCTTTGGGTTTTAAATTAAAAAATGGAGAAGGATACTGGTATGAATATGGTGGTGTAAATTATACTTCTGTTAAATCATTTTTAAAGTAAATTGTATTTGTTGTAAATTTTTAAAAACTTTGTTCTAAGTATTGATAATTGTCTGATTTTCTTTTTTCGAAAATAATATAGAAATATCTACCCCTCCACTTCTTCACATTACATACTACTATTTTATGCAGATATAATCCTCCATCATTTAATTCTTTTAATCGTTTCGGTGTTAAAGTCGAAAAACAATAATCATTACCTAAAAATGCTATCCCCTTTTTTACTTTCGGCAAGAAATATTTTATGATTTTATAAAAGGCGTTCTCTCTAACTCCTTGGTTGTCTAACTTAAATGGAGGATTAGAAACGACCCAATCAATCTCTTTGTCGTATTCTTGGAAGTCTCTTCCCTCCTCTATCTCACACCAATCCTTCTCTACAAAATCAGGTAAGTTATCGTAAAATGCTCCTTCTCCTTTAAAAGGTTCTAATACTTTGTCGCCTGATGTCAACGGCGTTTTTTCAATTAATTGTTTCGCTAATTCCTGAGGAGTTTGATGAAAATAGTATTCTTCGTTTTTTGTCATTTTATTCTAAATATATTTTAAATTTCTGGGACAACCTCATACATCTTTTCTTCACCATTTTGCTCATAAGTTACTTTCACCTTTTCATCATCACTATCGCTTACGACTTCTGCTGACAATTCTTCTTGACTTAACAATTCTTGTTGTTTCATTTGTTCTCTTCTTTCTGCAGCTAATTCATTTACGATACCATGAATACCTTGCTTAAATATTAAATTACTCTTTAAAGTATAACCGTTGATTACACTATCCACCATCAATTGTTTTAATTCTCTCAAAGTGTAATATTTAGTATCTATCACACTATCTTTTTCACTTAACCCATTTATGATTTTGAACTTGTCTTTTTGGTCTGTCGTAAAACATTTATACGATCGTCTGTCTCTTTCAAGATGAAGAATTAAGTTATCAGGATAATCTAAAAAATCTGACATATATTATTATTCAATATTATTTTATTAGTTATTTAACTAAAAATAAATATATTGCTTAATTATATAATGACTTCGTTGAAAGAATATGTTAAAGAGAAGAGACCTTCGTTGAGCGAAAGTAGTTTAACCACTTATACTTCTATCCTCCGTTCTTTATACAAAAAAGTATATGGAAGCGGCGATATCGATTTTTCTAAATTTAATAATACAGAAACTATTTTAGAACATTTGAAAAATTTAACTCCCAATAAAAGGAAAACTATTCTCTCTGCTCTTGTTATTATAACTGATAATAAAAAGTATAGAGACCTTATGCTTGAAGATGTTCGAGACTATAACAAAGAAATTTCTAAACAAGAAAAGACACCACAGCAAGAAGCCAACTGGGTCACACAACAAGAAGTTGAAGCTATGTATAACACCTTAAAAAAGAACGCAAACATGATTTACAAAAAAGGACACATCACTAATAGCGACCTCCAAGTGATTCAGAATTTTATTATTTTAGCATTATTCAATTTGATTGCACCCAGAAGAGCCAAAGACTATGTAGACTTCAAAATCAAAAATGTTGATAAGGATAAAGATAATTATTTAGAAAAAGGAAAGTTCATTTTCAATTCATATAAAACTGCGAAAACTTATGGCAAACAAGAAGTACCTATTCCAAGAGAATTATCTACCATTATCAATAAATGGATTAAAGTCAATCCAACTGACTATTTACTTTTTGACAGTAATATGAATCCTCTAACTGCTGTCAAGTTAAATCAAAGATTAAATCGCATATTTGATGGCAAGAAAATCGCCGTCAACGCACTTCGCCATTCATATTTGACGGACAAGTATGCTGACGATATGAAAAAGAAATCATCTATGGCTGCAGATATGAGCAATATGGGTTCTAGTTTATCACAGATGGAAACCTATGTCAAACTGGATGATTAAACATATTTCACATCTACTTTAATAGATTGAATACCATCATATTCTGCACCTTCTGGTAAATCAGAATTTATTTGTTGTTCACAACCATCTGTGATGGTATCAGGGTCAGCCAACACTTCAATTTCTTTACGCTGGCTAGCATCTTCCGGCTGGAAAAACATTTTCAAAATATATTCGTTCTTCTTCCAGTCAATTGATTTATTTAAATCTTCGAATAATGATAAAAATGCTTCTGTATCCCAATATAACTGCTTTGACCTTTTTGGAAAAGCATTTATAAAATGTAAAAATGCGAGACAATACCAACCGCATGCATTATTCATTAAACTCTGAATATCTTTTGTATTGTGAGGCAACTTAAACTTAAAGCTATCCATCGTTCGTTCATTTACGATTTCAGGAGGAGGTGCGCCATAAGAATCAAAATAAATTCCTTCTTTCTTTCCGTTTGGATATTCCATAACTTGGAAACATGTCCAGTGACTGCCTGAATTTCGCATTCCTGTTCCTCTGTCATATTCATCATCTAAATTGATAATGTATGCCTTGTTTGTTTTGATTTTTTTGGGTATATTACTTTTAAATCCAACATAAGCAATTGGAATTTTCATTCTTCCGGCTAAGTCATCAATCTGGTCATTTGTCAGCATTATATATTATGTAAATATAAAATATAATGTTTCTAAACTTAAATTTCATTTAAATAAATCTAACACCTCCTCTTTGGTATTGAACAGGTAATTGAGTGTTCATGTGGAAGTTGGCACTCATAGCATTACTTTGCATAGCTGGTGGCAATTGTTGGTTAGATCTTGCTAAAAGATTTCCACCAATAGAAATAGAAGATAATTCAGGCATGCGAGAAGGAGGACCCGGCAAAGCACCACCGCACATTCCACGACCTCTTGCCATACCAGCGTATAATCCATAACCTGCCTCACCTAATCCTGACTTAGCACCTTCACTTCCGATTTTGCCAAGAGCCTTGGCGGTAGCTGGGTCAGCACCTGCATAAGTAGCAACACCTTCAACTGCTTTTTCAGCCAATAAAGGAACAGCCTTCTTGACAATTGCTCTGCCAGTTTTGGATTTGCGAACTGCTTTCTCAGCGTCAACAATTGCTTGTCCTGATTTCTTTGCAGCACCACTTAACACTTTGCCTACTTTCTTTGCGGATGGCATTTTAATTCTGCCTCCGGTGTAAATACCTTGTCCAGACATTTCGCCTGACATCGCAGCATCTTTGTTTGCCTTTAATTCCTCAGGAGACAACTGCATCTGAACAGCTGAACCCTTTGTGAATGCTCTGGACATAGAATCAAACTTGGCAGGGTCAACAATCATGCCAAAACCTTTTCCAGCCATAGCAGGCTTAACTCTAACCTTGTGTCCATTTCTCAATCTTGAAAGTTGTTTGGGAGAAGCGTCTATTTGAATAGTCTTCATTATAAAATTACATAACAAAATAATTATGGAGTTTTATTAAAAATTAGATAAAGCACTTTTCCTAAATCGTCGGCGTTCGCATTCGTAGAGTCTTTGTTTTTCATTTTTTGCACAATATTTTTGATGTTGTTTCTCTCTAAACAATTCACGAAGAACTCCTTGATTATGTGCGAATATCTGAATTTCTTCTTTTGTTATTGGAACTTTAATCATTTGATATATTATACTAAAATATTATCTTATCTTTAACTCATTTGTCGTTAGAATTAAACTCTTGAACCAGTTAAAACATCAATAGAAACTTCAACACCGTATTCAACGAAGACATATAAGTCAACAGCCCTAGCAGATTGATTTTGACCGATGATGGAGACAGATTTTGGAACTGGTTCCTCTACCGGCAACATTCTCGAACAGTTTACCCAATGGTAACAGTACTCTGTGTCGAATTGTAATTGGTCAATAAATCCTGATGTCAAACCGTCTGTTAATCCAGCGTTAACTTCGAAGGCTCCGTGTAGTTGATTCATGAATTGCTCGTATGAATAGCGTTCGGTGTTGTAAATCATATTTTGACCGCTGACGACAACATTAAAGTTATTCAACAAACAAAGAGGAGAAGATGGACCAGCGCCAGCAGGATCGAAGACGGATTGGATTGGTGCAGTTCCACCGTTGGCAGCAGCGGTGAAGTATGGCAATACCAAGACGGATTTAATACCAGCAATACCGTTAGTAATCAAGTTGTTGAAAGTTCCACCGGCAGCGACATTCTGAACCAAGTACTGGTAAATATCGGTGTAAACCACACGCTTGACAGGACTGGACAAGTAAGCTTGTTCATAAACTGGGTTGAAAGTGTAAGCAGGAACATACAAGTTGATGGATTGAGTAAATTGGGTATTTGCAGGAGCGCCTTGGGCAGTTTGGGCAGTCCAGTAGCAAGTGTTTCCGACAAAGAGGGAAGCGTAAATGGCATTACTAGCACCTCCATTTACTACCACAGCGGAACCGTTGGCAGCACGAGCAGAAGCAACCATCAAAGGAACAACACCACCAAGAGGAGAGTTGGTAGAAGTGATAGAGAGAACTGGACCAGCACCGACAGCTAATTCAACTTGTGGTTGATTCAAGTTCAAAGTAGCCTTCATGAAAACACCCTTCAACAAAGGAACATTTTGGAAGAAGGAGTGGATGTGCTTCAATTGAATAATAGCCATGATAGAGTGTTGGATAACACCAGCACCTACACCAGCACCTCCTGGTGGATTAATCTTACTGCTGATGTAAGACTTGTAAAGATTGTTGCAGCCAGCAGCAGTCAAAAGAGTGGAGAAAGCAGCAGAAGCAGGAGCAGTCAAACCATCAGGGTCGTAGTTAATATATTGTTGGCGTTTCAATAAACCAACATTACCTTGATTGTATTGGTTGAAAAGACCAGTCACAGTAGGGAAGGTGAGAGCATTTTGGTTATTGCAGGTTCCAATACCATCAGAGGCGGCAGCAGCGTTGAAAACAACAGCAAGGGCATCATCAGGATAGAAACCGATGGAAGAACCAATAGTAGCAACATCAGACCAAGACAAAGAAGTCATCAACTTGAAAGTATTCCAAAGACCAGCGTAAGGCGTTTGTTGGATGATGGTAGTTCCTCCTAGATCGAGGGTGAAAGAGTGAATGACGGAGCCGAACCAGTTCTTCAAACCCAAAGCATAATCCATAGAAGAAGCAGCAGTAGCAGGACCATTTAGAGGAACACCAGTCATGGTAAGAACCATAGGGACAGCCAAGTAAGCTTCACGGTAGTTCATGTATTTGTTGGAGTTAGCCAATTGAGAAGTATCAATCACGGATTGATTTCCACGGTAGTTACCGTTTTGATTATCTAAGATGTTCAACCAATCTTTCTTAACAAAAATCGAGGCAGTTCCTTCGGAAGCAGAAGCCATATCGTAGACGAGAGTATCACCTGACATTTATATATAATTACAATATAAAAAATTATATACAAACTTATTATAAAAATAATCCTAAATAGAAAATTTAATATTTTCAGGTTTCTTTTTCGATTGAACTCTCAATTTCTCCAACTTGGCAGAAATCTCTTTTCCTAAACCTGATCCTCTTTGTTGTCCTAAATCTCCGGGGCTTGGAGCAGCAGAAGTTAAAGTTGCAGCTGTTCCTGCTGAACCATTTAATAAAACGCTTCCCATTCCCGTTCCTCTCATCGTTCCTACACAAGCTCGTCCAGTCATGGTATGGGGTCTAACAAACATACATTTTGCCATTTATAATTTATAATGATAAAATATTATTTGTATTAATTTAATTTCCTGACAATTTCATTTGAATCTTCTTTTTGACATTCCTTAATTTCAAGGTGTTTGTCATTAAATTATTTACGATGGTAATTTGTTTTTGGATGTCGGCTTCCTTTGTCATACTTTCTTCGCTTAGATTTTTCATGTCTGTCATAAGTCGCTGATGTTCCTTAACACAGTCATCATATAACTTGGTTAAATATTGTTCGGTGAAATCTCCGTTTAGCATTATATAATTAAGCAATATATTTATTTTAGTTAAATAACTTATGGTTGAAGTCCTCCTACATCTTTAATACACAATAAAACAGTCATATTTGGATCCTTGATAGTGACTGGTTGTAAATCAGTTCCCAAAAATTGAACTCTTAATTCGTTGTAAGTTCCGGGCAACATTTTGTTGAAATTGAATTGTGGAGGTTTCTCAACAACCAATTCGCCAATAGCAACCGAAGGTGCCAAAGAATAAATAATACTAGATGGGCTTGCGTAAACATTATCAATATTAGTGATAGATACCAATAAGTTCGCATTTGGTTGAACCTGTGGAGTAATCGTGGATAAATAGCTAAAAGTAGAACCTATCTTGTAAGCCGTTGCAGTACCTGGATTTGCGGTTCCATTATTCTGATTTTGTGCAGAACTGAAACCGGCAGCGAAACCAATTATTTCATTAAATCTAGCAGGAATACTAATAACAGGATTAAATCTTTGAGTTCCTAAAAAGGTTCCACCCGGATTTGTCCATCCTGCAGGTAATGCTCCGAAAGCTGGTGTGCTGTAAGTATTCAATTGAATTCCATAAGCAGTTGGGTTAACAACGAATTCCGCAAAATAAACATTATCACCTGCAGCATCTACTAAATAGAATGGAGCAGTAGGAGTTGGTGAAATAATGGAAGTGCTTAATGAGGGAGCGTTGATACAGACAAACTGCAGAAAAGCATTAATGTCTTTGATTTCATATAAACCGTTTGGTATACTGATTGTGTAGGTTTGATAAGTATTTGTATTCGCAGCATTTACCCAGTTAAAAGTAAAACTATTGTTGGCTAGTGTGCTTGTAATGTTGAACCAACTGTAATACATGGTAATTTGAGCGATAGCTATTTCGCTATTCCTAAAAGTTACTGAGTTTGGAAACTTGTACACCAAAGTATTATTATTACCATCTTGGACTAAATTAGTCTGATTTAAAACAAGAGTTCTCATTATATAAATATGATATATAAAAAATTTATATAATATTAATCTTAAAACTTATCCAGTTAAATTCTTTCTCATGCTTGGCAATTTCATCACTTTTCTCA